GTTTCCCAGTCACGATCGTAGGGAGCTGGTTTAGGATCAAGCTGAGGGTGCTTAGGGCTCCACTGGTCTGGTCCGACCAGCAAACCATCCCAAGTCTTTTTCATATCTCTGAGTCGATATCTGAACCCAGTTATGTCGCAGATACCGTAAGCGTTTTTGTTACTGGCGAAAGGCATTACGGCGTGTAGTAGTTTCGCACATCAGGAGAGATCCTAAACGATGCTCTCTCCTCATCTTGGCTTAGTGCGCGAGTAAACTCTTCTTCATACAAAGCTTTCAAACCTTGCACTCGCTCCGGCGCTCTTTTGAGAGCCATGTAATAAGCCAAACCAGCCGTCAGGCATGGAAAGAAACGAAACGGAATCTCCATGGTGTTCGCACCAACATCAGCGTCATCCATTCTGCTCAACACATTAAGATGTAAGACATAGGTGCTGTTTTTATCGGGGGTCGGCCATACCGAAACCGTGGGCGATAACTGCTTATCTACAAAATACTGGTTTGGTTTGCCGGTGGAGGTCTTTGTGGTGATGTTTGCATACTCAGCGCGGGATAGCCGGGTCATAGGTATATCTGTCGTTGTGCCTTGTATGGTTTCACGTATGAACACATCCAACACATCAATCGTGGCAGTCGGGTTGGTCGAATCTATAGTGTAGCTACTCGTGTCTTTGACCATGCTGATCGTCTTTTCGTTGACGGTCCATTGGTTCAAACCTCGATTTGCCCACTCAGCCAGCATCAAGTTCAGTGATCGTGTGGCACTTTTCAGATCGTAACCAGTGCGAAGCTCTAAGCCACAACGCTCAAACGCCTCTTCGATGTATATCGCTACATCTGGTTCAAATGTTTTTGTGCCACTCGTTGCCATTACTTCTTCTTCTTCCTGCCTCTTTTCGGCTTCTCATCCTCTGCGTACAAATTGTTAAAGATCTGTTGCGTATCTAAGGTGTAGTCTAAATCGCTTTTTGAGTAATGGATATATTGAGATGGTCTGAAATCGGGCGCACCCTCGCCTGTTTCAAACCATGCCGGGTGTGTTACTCGGACGCGATTATTAGGAAGAGCAACAATATTGCCGGTCCAGAGGCCAGCATCAAGCAACTCCAGAACGTGACTTTGTTTATGCTGCGCCGGATCATCCGCTATCTCGTTCTCCGCATAATCCACCGTAAATAAGTAACGTGCAGGATAAAGCTCTCCGTCAATTTTCGCCAACCATGGGCAAGGGGTTGCGCGATCCAGCACATAAACAGCATGATTATAAGAAGAGCAATCCCAAGGTTGTGCAGACCAGACCGGCATTGTCTCAGGCCAGTCTTCAAGAGGCGTGTCAGCCACGAGCGCAGTGATTGGCATCCTCGCCCACATCGCCCCACCAGTGACGTTAGGTTCGTTATCGTCGTCATACGTTTCTGCTCCAGTGAATATCACTTGAAAAGATAAACACCTGGTCGGCATAGTGGTTACAGCAATTGCCATCGCGTGTAGGAACTCGCCATGGTACTTTTGATGGTTGTGCGTATACTCCTTCCTCACCCAACACTTAAAATGAGGAATATTGGATTGTAAATACGGCACTACATCTATCGACCGTATAAACCACTATTCCTGTTTGAAGGCCCACGACCTTTCAAAGCACCGCCAGCAGCATACCCTTTAGTCTTCATCTTACCGCCTTTAGCCATACCCTTAGCTTTCATCTTCCCGCCCTTGGCCATGCCTTTGGCTTTCATTGAACCGCCCATAGCCTTTTTCTTGACTTTGGCTTTTTTAAACTTTTCAAACTCTTTGTCACTCACTGCTCCTTTTTTGGCTTTACCGCCCTTTTTCATGCCTTTTGCCTTCATAGAGCCACCCTTCATCATACCCTTGGCCTTCATCGCGCCACCTTTCATCATCCCTTTGGATTTTTTTCGTCCCGGCATCTTAGTCTCCTAGCTTCGTGGAACCCTAGTCATTTTTTGCTTGCTGGGCATCACTGCCCCACAACCCCGTGATTGAATCATAACAGCGCCACCTTGCGCCGCAAACGTCTTTACGTTTGTTGGTTTACCACCAACGCCTTGTTTCTTTGCTCTTTTTCTGGTGACAGCAGACTTAATTTCACCCTTGCTCATTCTAGCAGCGGTAGCTGCTGGAACACATTTTGGGTATTTTCTTTTGCGATCCTTTTCTAGCTTTGATCTGCCACACTTTTCAAAGCCACCACCTTTTTTGGGTGCGCCGATATCAACCCAGTCCTGCTTGAACCATTTTGTCAGGCCACCTTTAGGCTTTGCCATGCTGCCTCCTGATAGCATCTTTGCCTTTCTTGAACACGTTAGCTATCCCTGTTTTGCCCATCACTTTCGCTCTTTGCTCAGCGACCGTTAGAATCTGTATCTTTCGGGCAAACGGTTTATCAATCCTTTTTACTTTTCTAACCGTCGCGTCTGCATCTTTCATCGTAGCGAACTTGATGCCCACCGTGTCTTTAGGGTTCTCATCAGTATATAGCCGTCGGCCAGACCCTTTTGGTTTCTTTCCTGTTCCAACCTTTGGATCCGGTTTCTTTTTCATTAGCTGCGAGGGACTCTTGTTTGCTTCTGCTTGCTAGGCATTATCGCGCCACAACCTCTTGATTGAACCAACACACTCCCGCCTTGGCTCATTTTCTTAGCCATGCTTTTAGCTATGGCAGTGCCTCGCGCTCTTTCGTACTTCGATATCTTTCCGTCTTTATCCAGATCGCTTTTCTTAGCGTCGAAAGCCACCTCGCCACCCTCTGCTTTCTTTTTACCTTTGTACTTGCCGCCCATGCGCTTGTACTCTTGAACCATATAGCCTGAGCTATACGCAGAAGGAAAAACATCGAACTTAGCTTTCGCTTTGGCTTTTGCTTTTCGATACAGGCTTGGATTGGCTACGTTGTCTGGGATGTTGTCTTTTTTTGCACTGCCACCTTTTTTCAACTTAATAGACTCCAAAGTTTTCGCTTGTTTAGCGTGTGTGTTGCTTGCCTTTTTGAGCGCTTTTGCGACTTTTCTTATTTTTTCTTTTGGCATTATCTTATTGAAACCCTTCCTAATGGCATATTTTTGAACACTTGCGGTGGAGCTATGCCAGCTTGTTGTTGTGCTGGATTTGGCTGGAAGATCTCTGGTTCTCCCGTAACCGCTCTTCTCTGCACGTTAGTTTGCGGAGCTACGAAAGTCGCGCCTGTCGGGTCAACGGAACCTTGTCCCATTTCGCTCCCTATACCTGGATCGAAGAACGGAGTTGCTCCCATCTCAGCCGCGCCCTCTGTCGTAGGCATAGTGCTATATCCACCTTGACCATATGGATCCATGCCTCCAGCTCCCGGTCCTACTGAAACCGTTGGAGCTTGTACGTTAGTGGTTGGTTGCGGTAAACCAGCTAAGACCTCTTGTGTGATCTGTTGCCTTAGCGCATCCACATCAATCTGTTCCGGTATAGAGCCTTGGATTTGTTGTAACTGCTGCTGAATCGGATCTATTGCAGTTGTAATCGCGGCCTGTCGCTCTTGTTGTATGTTCGCCGGATCAAGCTGTGCTTGTTGTAAAGCTTTTATTGCTTCACTTGTTCTTGTTGCTTCTTTTTGACGTAGTTTGAGAGCGTCTTCAAAATTTTTAATAAAAAAGTCTTGTCGTTCTCGATCTGCCTCAAAATCTTCAGCGGAAACACGGCCCTCTATCGCTGCTTGCAGATCTTCCTGTGTAATCCCTTGTTCCTCTAACGCTGCGATCTGACTCGCCAACTGAGCTCTTTCTTGAGAAGCAGAGGCCACAAAGTTATCTGATTGTTCTGCTATTTGATCTATTCGACTTTGTATCTCATCAACAGGCAAAGTCTCTACTTGCTCTTTGAGTGTACCTATCTGGGCCTCAAGGTTATTAACGATCTGTTCTCTTTCGCCACGAAGAGTGTCAGTTGTTTGAGCTGCCTCTTCGCCCACTGAGTCTGACACACCCTTCAGTTCGTCTGTGAGAGAGTCAATCCTTCCTTGGACCAAATCTACAGCGCCCTTTTGACTCTCTCTTAATTCTTCGGATAATTTAGCTTGTTCCTCTGAGATGGTTTTTGAAATACCACCCAGATCTTGTGTAAGAGATCCTATCCTCGTTTGAAGATCCCCGATCACTGTGCCTTGGTCAGCAACCTCGGCTGATGCTGCTTCCCTAGCTTCAGCTATCCTAGCCTCCAATGATTCAGTGAGTTCTGACCTTCTAGCTGCTGCCGCATCAGCAGCACTAGCAGTTTCTTTTGCTAGTTCCGCTCGTAAATCGCTAATCGCTTTTGCCCTAGCTGCTTCTTGTGCTTGTTCTGCCTCTCTCTGTTTCGTAAATATATCTTGGAACTTTAGCTTCAGATCGCCCTCAGAGAAATCAGGTCTATCTAATCTGGTCAAACCAGTGGTCACGCTGGGACGATCAATCGGATCTCTATCGAAGACGGGCTGTTCTAATAAGAATCTTTCTAAATCATCGTAAGAGCTTCTTGACGTTCCGTACTCTGCTGCTGCCCGATCAAGATCTGTTGTTGGGCGAGTGGGTAGTCGCTCTAGGGAACCGCCCCCCGGCATAACGTCCGGAAGATTCCTCGTAATCTTGTCAAAGAATCCCCCAGGGGTTGCGCTAGGCGCAAGTCTTTTCAAAGCTTCTAATTGTTCTGGGGTCAGCTCTCTTACCGTCATTCAAATCACCAGTTTTTACACGACCAGTACGAAGGGGCGAAAACATCTTTCTTCTTTTCTACCGCATCGCATGAGTGGCGAGCTCGGAAGTTGCGTCTTCGTTCTGGGTTGTCTCGCTTGATCTCCATATTAGGATCTCCGTATCGCACGATCTTTACCTGATCGCCCTTCTTCGCAAGCACCTTGAACTTTTTGTTTTCCCCACTGGTTCGCACTTGTTTGTTGTAACCAGGGAAAGACTCACCTCTATAGATGAGTCTTCCCGACTTGGTTCTTTTCACATCCTTGGTGTCAGCCATCAATCATACCGTTTCAAAAGTTCCAATATGATCATATAGGTGTCACCGCTGCTGTGACCCGTCGTGCTAAATAAGATGTCTCCGGTTTTACCAGAACCCGCATTGTTAGGTATGGCAGAAAACGAGTCGTAATACTCATCTCCTGTCGAATCTGCTGGCAAACCGATTGCCAAAACATTCGTTGACGCATCAAAATCTAATTTGACCGACATACCAACTGTTGCCCAATAAATCCTCTGTATGTGGACCTCTGTGCAACTTTGACCTCTTGCGTTCTTGGCAAGTGCTGACACATCTACTTTGACAACATTACTTTCGCCTGTTCCATCGGATACACTCGTAAACCTTAGAACGGCGTTGCGTTCACCATCTTGGATGGTTTGTGTTGCAACCGCATCAGCCATGAGTCACCCCCTAAAGTTCTGTATTGGCGGTTCGCTCTTTCATTGCCGTGACGTAATCTACCGTCAGCACTTTAGCAGCAGCCGCGCCGTTTTGAATTCCAAAGCTGACAGTCAGTTCCTCATCATCAGGTGCATTTGTCGACACCACGGTTCCAACCTCTGCGTTGTTTTGATAAACGTGGAAGGTTTGATCTCGTGGATCGAAAACAAAACCAACAGTCATGAAGGTGTCGTCGGCCATAGCTGCTGGAAGATCCAGTGTGCTTTGGGTGCCATCTTTCTCTACGATGAATTGCAGAGTCGTGCTGCCATCAGTTAACAAAAAGAAAATGCCGTCGCTTACGTCAAGCGGTGAGGTGTCTGTGATTTGCAGCCCCATTACTACATCGCTTGCATCCGCATCAGAAGTTTTGAATCTAGCGTTGAAAGCAAGTTGCTTTCCAGACTCAAACTTAAATCCCTCTTTTACGAGTTGAAGGAAATCATTATCGTTGTCGGCATCGTCATTAGTGATAACCAACAGACCGCCATCACCATCACCTAGAGCTTCTGACGCATTGCCAGATCCACCCTCAGTTGTAGTGATCGTCCAATCCGATGCCAGATAGGTATCAAAGTCATTGTGATATGTGTGGTATTTTGCGGGAGATGGCATCTTGAGTTTGCCAAGAGTGCTTGTACCCGCGACGTTAGTAACGCCCGAAGTAAAGTGTGTCGTCATAACAGCTCTCCTTTAGAACCAGTGATCAGACCATCCGACCACCATTTGACTTTTTCAGTTTAGCTTATGACTAGGCACAAAAAAAGAGGGCCGAAGCCCTCTTTCTTTTTGCTTTGGTCTATGCCCCTTGGGAACCGAAAATTCCTCGTGGGTCAGAAAAACCAAACGAGTAACGCTCTCTCGCTTTATAACGAATGTTACCAGTGCTGAAGTCAGGCTCCATGCTGGTTTCCATAGGCGTTCTCTGGAACATCTTCAAACCCTCGCCAGCTTCAGTGACAGTTGTCAGTATGAAGTAAGCATCTGGGTCGTTCAGATAATGGTTGACCGTATAACCGCCGGGAAGAACACCAGTGTTCTTGATAGCGTTGAGGTCGTTATCTGCCGTTCCTGATCTTGCTGGTGAATTTAAGATTCGGTCAGCGACGAAAACCAGTTGTGGCGGCACAACGAGTTTTGTAGCTCTGACTGAAATCGTCAATCCACGATCATCAGTGAAAGTGCTAATGTCAATGAGGTTGTCTTCTAACGAAGTCTCATTGAGGTCTGCCATGGTTGTAGCTCTGTTGGCCAACGTACCACCACCCGCTAGAGGGTGAGCAGTGTTGATCAAAGATACGCCATCGCCACCAGTGAAAGAGCTTGAGAAAGCGTTGTTTAAAACATCCGCTCCCTTTACTTCTTTCGTGTGAGCCATGGATCGCGCCAAAGCACGAACATATCTCTTACCCAACGAGTCATAAAGGTTATCTTCTTGCGCTTCTTCCGTTAACGCAAAAGCCAACGAAATCGTGTCATGCGTATATCGAGCAGTGAAACCTTCACTAGCCTGATCAAATGATACGCCTTGACCTTCGGTTTTCGTTGGTGCAGCTCCGAAGCCAGTGATTAGAACTTCTTCTTCAAAAGCTCTTTGACTGTCTTCCATCGCATAGATTTCTTCGTACTCACGATCATATTGATCATACGATTGACCAAAGAGTGCATTAAGCCCCGGCTCAAGCTCTTTGGCTAATTGTGCTCTTGAAATAGCCATTATTCAGCCTCCTATTAAGCTAGGCCAGCGCCCTTCACTCCCATAATGTGGTTTTGTATAACCACCATTACGTTTGTGTTGGCACTCGCAACGTCGTCGTTATCGGGATCCTGGCTGATGTCTATAGCCTTAAGAGGTAACGTCGTGGTGGTAGCACCAGTGGTTACGTCTAATTCCATATTACTTCTGCCAGAAGCGGTGTCACCTGTTGTTGATTGATCTACGATATCGAAATTACCGAACAGATCAGCTACAGGGAAGGTATCGTCAGCTTGGATCTCAAACACTACATTAGGATCATCAATGATGAATGCAATGATATCACTCGCTACTATTGAACCTGGATAATGGTTTTTGAAAACCACCTCTTTTGATGTCGGGTCGGTGTACTGAACTCCGTTAAAAACTCCTACTACCGGAACGGTACTAGAGGCTGCTGCACGAGAAACCGTACCGCCAGTGAGTTGCTTCACCAAGTCTCCTTGGAAAATAGCACCACTCTGGTTACTTGCGATACGGTAACGGCTTTGGCCACCAGAATAAGGAGCGCCCCCCATCATACGAGCTGGGATCAAACCAAATGCGGCATCTTTATTTGCCATAATTAGTCCTCTCTATTTTTTGCCAAATGTTACACGGGTGTCGCGTTGAGGATCATACTTTACATATCGACCGTCGTTCTTCATTTCATTGAACATGGTATTGTCCAAAGCATTTTGAGCGTCACGGTTTTTCTGTTCATAATAGTCGTTTCTTTGTTCGACTATTTCTTCGGGTATCTCCGCAAGCAACAATCCGTCACTATAAACGACCCCAGCGTGTTTCCCCGACTCTAAAGTTGGGAAGTCCCAGCCATCAGGCAGATCCTCTGGCTTCTTTAATTCCCAACCCTCTCGGATTCGGGAAGCCACATTAGATCTATCTTCTTGACCTAGCATGGACTCTCTAATCCAGCGCTGAACATAACCGTCCCTTGCTGGTGGAGCGTCTAGCTTTCGCCTTGGTCGCCATTCTTGTCGCCTAGCTTTTTTATCGTGGGTTTGGCTTTCACGGCTGGCGCGAAGTTCTTGTTGTTTCTGACTCATGATGCCTCTCTTGCTTGTATTTTTTGCTTTTCCTTGGCTACCATTTGTAACCATTTTTCATCCGACATATTGTGCGGCTTCAAGCCTTTCAGCCTCTCAAGTTCAGATTCTCTAAACTTAACGCCTTTCTCAGTACCTTGTGTTTTTTGCCGACCTCCAGAGGAGGAACTAGCGACTCTTTGCACAGGGGGTCGCGTCGTTTTTTGTTCGACTGCTGGTTCTGAAGACTCTTCAGAAACCAGATTAGGATAAACTCTTTTCACCCGTGTATCTAGTTCACTGTAGTAGTCTTCGGAATCTGGTTCATAACCTTCGTTAATCAGATTGTAATGTGTGAAGTACGCATATTGTGTAGCCTCCACATTCTCGTTCTTGCTCTGATCGCCATACCAAGAGTTTTTACTATGCCACTGTAGGGCCTCTTGGCTTGGTTGAACTTCTTGCTCAACCTGTTGTTGGGGAGCTTGGTGGTATTGTTGTTGTGCAACTGGTTGTGGTTCTACCGGCTGGCGGTTTTTCGCGGTTCTAAGTTTTTCTTTCTTGATCGCAATGTCATTTTTGAGAGTATCTGCTTTTGACATCAAATCAGGATCAGAGCTTTGAACCGCTTTGCGGTAAATGTCATCGACTTGCGCTTCTTGCGTCTTGAGCTTTTCTTCCTCAGCGTCTAAAGCAGACTGAGCTGACTGTGCGTACATTTCTCTGTATTTTTGTAACTCTGCATCTTTCTGCTGAGTCAACATCTCAAAATGTCTTGCTCGATCCTCTGCTTGCCGGGTTTTTTGGTTGAGCTTATTGATCCTTTTGGAAACGCCTTTGGTGTATCTTTCTAACTCATCGTCACCGCTTTCTGGCTGGATCTCTTCTGACGAATCAACCTCTATCGCGATCTCTTCTTCTTGGATGTTTTCTGCGTTCTCGATCATTATAGATACGTCCTTATGTCAGTTGGTTCTAAGATAGTGGCGTTTACTTCGTCATCGTTAATTATTCTCACTTCTTCGCCATCTTCCAATTTGAACCTGGAACCAGCGTAACGACCGATCAACACCCAATCTCCGACTTTGCACCATGGCTCTGGGCCATATTTATCTGGGTCGTTATAACAAAGGGGGCCTTGCTTAATTACTGCACAAACAACCGTCGCAAGTGATTCTCTATCTACGGTTTGTGCTGTAAGCGCGATACCGCCCTTGGATTTTTTTTCTGCCATGAAAGGAATGACTAACATTCTCCAACCAGTGGGTTCTGGCAATCTCTCTAAGACGGATTCGGGCAACTTGGTAGGATCAAAGACTCTTTCTTCTGGATCTACAAAAGCATCTTTAAGACTCATCGTACTCATTTATTATCCTTGAAATAATTTGCGATTTCGAGTTCGACTAAGTTTAGCGCGTGTATTTGTCCTTGCAAGTTTCTATAATGTTCTACATCTTTGAGCAAACCATCCATCATGGTGTCAGAGATGTTCTTTTTCTCAGTAGCGACCAACCTTTTTATGCGGTCGGCTAGATCAATATCATCCATTACTCAACGTCGTACCAATCTAATCCTTTTGTAGCTGCACCACCGCCACGAACCGTTTTCTTGACTCGCTTAACGATACCACCATCTTTCATTCCTTTGGCGGTTTTGATCGCTATCGCAACAGCCTGTTTTTGTGGTCGCCCTTCTTTCTTGAGCATCTTGATATTATCGCTGACGGCTTTCTGACTTTTACCTTTTTTTAACGGCATTTTTTACCTCTAAGTTATGAACTCTTCTTCGGTCGGCCTCGCTTTTTAGGCGCTGCTTTTTTCGCTGCTTTTGGTTTCTCTTCAACCTCTGGCTCTGGTTCCGGCTCTGGCTCTGGCTCTGGCTCCGGCTCCGGCTCCGGCTCCGAAACCACTGGGGGTTCTTCACCAGCTATCCTTGCTTGTTTAGCAGCGATCCTCGCATCACTCGCTGCTTTTCTTTCTTCCTCTGCTTGTTCTGCTGCCTCGGTCTGCTGTCTTTCTTTCTCTCGTTCTGACCGTTTGAAACGCCTCAGCGCCTCAATAGCTGCATCTTTAAAACTTACACCCATCATCTTCCTCCAGATCGTTGCTGAATCTCCATAAGTTTGAGATCAGCATTTTGTTGTAGTCTCTGTAAAGCTAGATCAAGCTTGTCATCCGCTATTGCTTTTGAGTTGTCGATCCGCTGTTTCGATAATTCTGCTTCCAGCAGTTTCTCTCTTGACCTGGCTTGTTGCTTGCTTTCAAAGTTTGCTTGATCCAGGTCAATCTCTTTATCACGCAATTCTAGCTCTTTCTGGCGAATCTGTACTAACGGATCTTCTTCGTCGCCTTGACCTATGCTTTGCAATAACTCTGAAGTCAGTTGAGCAAGTATGGGTGCTGAAAACTGTTCTAGCGTCATCTGCATATCTTGGTTCATCATCTGCGCTTGCTCTGGGTCTATCTGACCTTGCTCCGCTGCGATATTTATTTGCTCCATTTGCTGAGTAAGCTCTGGCGGTATTTGCTCTTGAGCCAGCTCTGCCGCAAGGAACTGTAAATGCTGCATGATGTGGGCAAGTATGTTTCCTTGCAAAGCGGGATTGGTTTTCACCACTTCTGTCATAAACAAAGCACGATGAGCCTCGATATGAGATCTATGGTTTTGTGGAGCAAAAGCGACTTGCGGTTGACCGATTAGCAAACCACTGTTCTCAATCCCTGCGTCAATCGGAGCTGGTGGTGGCGGGTCTTGAGGAGCCTGTATAAGACTCTCAACATCGTCAACCCCAAGAGCTGCATACATACGACGATATGCTTCGTATATACCTTGAGGGCCATGAATGTCAGGATTGCTTTGAACCATGGTCAAAAGCTCTTGCGCCATCGTGATCCGCTGACTCTGACTAAATATATTGGGATCCGATACTGGAACTACGTCTATTCTTTCATCGAAGTCGGCGACCTTGAAATCCTCTGCACCTGATCCGGTTCGATATGGATAAACCGGCGGTAAGTACTCTGCAAAGATCTGTGCTAAAAGTTTGAACTCTAACTTTTGTGAGTGGTGCAACCTTTTGTGGATAGCACTCATAACTTTCGTGCCACGCTCCAACAAAGCAACGGTAGTGCCGACCGGCATCGCTTGGTTCATATCACCGATATTAGTATCTGCTATCGCGGCGAATCGTTTACCGCTTTCTACCAAAGTACCAAGCAAGCTCTGTAGAACTGTAGATGGCTCCTTGATTGGTAACGGAATCAGGTTTTCTTTCAGAGATGCGCCGGTTGTATCTATGTCTCTGAACTCACCAGGCTGTAATGGTTCGTCTTCATCTCTGATCCGCATACCTCTGGCTTTGAAACCAGCAGGGAGGTTTGCCAACGTGCCAGCGTCAATGAGCTGTCTTAACAAACTGGTGCTTGCTTTGGCCAAGCCTCCGATCATGTGAGATAAGCCTAAGCCGTAGAATCCTAGACCGGGCAAAAACTTGTATTGGACAAAGTAGTTTATCTTGCGCTTGAATGGGTCGTTTTGTCGGTAGTTGCGTCGGATGGCAAGAACCTGTCTTGATGAGTCGTCAATCGTGACGATATAAGGCAGCTTCAGACCCGTTGGCTCTCCATCTTCGCCGATGTCTTCAAACCCCGGTAAATCTAAAACCGTGTGTACTTCGTATATCAGATGATCTCGATCACTGTTATAGCTTGGAGATACTCCTTGAATATCATCTATCTCTTCATCAATCTCATCCCGTCGCAGATAGGCCCCGCCCTCCTTGATCTCTACATCTGCATAAAAACCAGCTAACTGCTGTTTGCGTATCTCGTTACGAGACATAGCGATAACTTGTGTCACTCGCTCTGCTGTATTGAGATCGCTTGCTTCGTAAGGAACAATCAGGTCTTGTGGTTCTACAAAAGAGGATACTGCCGCTCTGGTCACGGTATCGAAATAAACCTTTTTGAAAGCCGATCCAGCGAGAGGCAGATAGAACAACAGCATATCCAGCTCACCGTCGTAGCCGGGTATTTCGTTCATGATGTAATAGTTCATGAACTCTTGCACCCGATCAGCTTGAGCTTCTACGTCAGGTGTGCGTGTACCGATTATTTCTGTTTTTACAGGGCCTCGTGGTGGTAACAATTCTTTGTAGGCTTGCGCTTGAAACTGAGTGGTAGCCTCAGCCAACAACGGGTGCATTACGCCAGTTGAACCATCGAAAGGCTGAGATCTGGTTTCCTCAAACCTCATGCCCAGATACTTGAGTCCATCAACGTAGGTTTTTTCCCACTCAGATCGCGACTCTCTATCAGCTTTGATTGAGCTTAATATTCCGCTAGATAGCTGGCCTAGCTCTGACATATCAAGTTCTTCAACTAAGTTGTCATCGAAACCGAGTTGAGATCCCTCTTGTTGAGCGTCGATCTCTGCATCTACTAAGAGGGCCTCTTCGGTTACTAAGATCTCAGCAGCGTTTCTGATTTGATCTTCTCTGGTGGGATCAGGAATGATTTCTATGATGTTGCCAGTGTCTACAACATTCGGATCATCTTCTGTTCCCAGTGGTTTTTTCTCAATCGCCATTAGTAGTACACCTGTCTATCTTTTCTCAGTGGCTCCATCGTATCGTCGTAATCATCTTTCAGAGCCAAGAACCCTCCTTGTCGGAAGCGCATCAAAGCCATGGTTGAGCTATCGCAATAGTCATCAAAGTCGCCATAAGGAAAAGAAGCCATCTCTTCCACGACATCCTCACTGAAATCAGTGTCAGGAGCCCAGACCATACCCGATTCAAAAATCGGAGCCACACTGTTCATCCTCGCAATCTTATCTTGACCTCGCGACGGTGTATAGGCTGTTACTGGTATACCCATGCGCCGTAATTCTTGCGTAAGAGGTGTGCCAGAGGCTTTCGCTTCGATCAAAACGCAATCTGGTTCCCAATACTTATATTCCTCCCATGCTAATTTTTTTAGCTCTGGGAAATCTAACCGCACTCTTTTGGCATCGAGCAGTATGATGTTTTCCACGCCATCTGCTTCGTTTGTAAAAACCGCCCAAGTGGTTATCGCCGAATAGTCTGCTGTTTCTTTTTTACTAAATGCAGTATCGTAACTCTGTATCACATACGAATACGGGGGAACGTCACCTTCCCACTTCCCCCACCATTCTCGTTTTACAATCGATCCCTCCTCTGCGGTAGGATCTTGCATCCATTGAGAGTTCCATTTACTTATAGGCAGTGCGTCCTTCACGCCTAATAATTCGTCTTTATTCCAGAACTCAGGCCAGAGTGGTTCATCGCTCTCTGGCATGATTGCTGGGAACTCAACCAAGTCCCAGCGATCAGAAAAGTCTCCGTCCTGTTTTTTAAGCAACCGACCAACCAGATCTTTTGTACTCCAGCGAGTCATTACTATTACGATGATGCCTCCTGGCTGTAGTCGCTGTCTTGGGCCTGATGTATACCAATCGTAGATTGAATCCATGGCGGTCGGGCTCAAAGCATCTTGCTCTGAAACCGGATCATCTATAATCAATAAGTCAGCACCACGACCAGTGATCGCACCACCTACACCGGCATAAAATGATTCACCGCCCTCGTTAGTAGTCCATCGTCCCGCTGATTTGTTATCTGCCTCTAGTTTCAGTTTAGGGAACACAGACTGATACTCCTCTGAGTCGATGATATTTCTGACCCGCCTACCAAACCGGACTGCGAGTTCTGCCGTGTGCGTTGATTGAATGATTTTGAGATTGCCACGCAACCCCATCATCCACGCAGGGAAATAAGTTGAGGCAAACTCAGACTTAGTATGCCTGGGAGGAAGACACACAATTAACCGTTTGAGTTTGCCTTGAGCTATTTTATTGAACTTTTCACCGATGATTTTGTGATGTCGCCCTTCAATAAAATCTGGCCACTGACTCTTGACGAAAGTAATAAAGTCAGACTGACACGACTCCTGTTTCTCTAGCTGGTTGTATTTATTAAGTAAGGCTATCGCTTCGTTTTTGTCTTGATCAGACAAAAGATCGAAGTCTTTTAAGGCTGGTTCAACCATTTTATTCTGGGTAGTCGCCCGTCCTTATCATGTTAGTCACAGTGATCGCTCTTTGACCGACCTGTTCACTCCATCGACTGTCCATAAACTCATCGGCGGCAACATCCCACTGCTGTCTGGACATCGCGGTGATGGCTTTTACGAAACCGCGCAAACGGCTCAGACCGAGATTAAAACAGATATCAATCATGGCTGCTTGTCTAACGTCGTCCAGATCTGCAAACCAGAAATACGAAGCAGCTAATTCTTGCTTCACTCTCTCAATATCATTCATGAGAAGTATGTTTATTTCTTCGTCAGTCAACCCAAGTCCTGACTCTGAGATGTTCCTGCCCACGCCTATGGTTTCGTATCCGGCAGTGCAGACATAAACGTGATTGCGAACACCCTCATGAAGCTTGAGCATCTTTACTAATCTTTCCATCAATTTTCTCTACTTACCTTCTTTACCTTTTCAAAAGATCGCATCGCACCCAATCCTAACATTCCCATTAAGACCGGCATCATGGTTTCTAATTCTATGAGAGGAATCGTATTGGTCGAACCGCTTAGATCTAAAACAAAGTTTGCCATGGGGATGAGAAGGAAGTTTGCCAGCATAGCCACGCCACATATCCAACCTATGAAGGGCCTCCACCCGGCCACGAATAAAGACTTGTGTGCGGCTTCGGTTTTGTTGACTTCTAACTGACCCTTTGCAAGTTCTTGAGCATGGCGTTCTGCCATGGTTGCAATCTCGTGCGCGAGTGCGTTCTTCTGATCTTTATCCTCAATGACTTTATCGAGCAGCTTCGTAGCTGGTTCTAATAAAGATCCGAGTATGCTCATCGTTTAGCCATGTAAGCTGTTGCGCCAAAGTACAACCCAACTATGGATGCTTGGCTTAGAAACAACATATCACTAAGACTAGCTAGAGTACTAAGTCGATCAGGTGGGATAAAAGGAATAACAGGCAGAATAGCGAAAACGCACATACTCCCAATAGCAACCCAGGCCATTCTTCTTTGCGAGTCTGCTTTTTCTTCTTGGAGCTCAAGCTGTAACATCTCCTGATGTTTTGTTAATTCTTCGTCGGTTACGACTCCATCACCATCTGCATCATACTCTGCATAACGGGATTTAGGTTCCAATTTTTTTGCGTTCATAGCGTTCTTCTTTTAACTCCTCCACCTGTTGCTGCAACTTAGAAACAGTTTCCTCTAACAATTCTATCTTGAGATCTTGTCTGCTGTCAGCAGGGAGAGAGCCTAGTTCCCCTCTTGGCCATTTAATTCGGAACTCGCTGTTGGCTTCCACATCGACCTGTTGAAGATCCATATCATGTTCTAGAAAGGTAACCCTTTCGATCGTGACTGGGAAAC